GGCACCTGGCCTCATACCACAGTGTAGATGATGCAAGTCATTTGACATGGTATAAGGATCGTTTTCACCCCGTTATAGAAGAAATCTTTATTGGCGTTGATAAAATAGGCTGGGAATTGGCAATATACAAGAAAATCCGGGAAAAATACGTTGGCAAGGTTTATCAGGAGGGACGATGGAATTTGAGGTGGAAATCAGTCTGGGGGACGTGTTGGTCCCTTGTTCCGTTAAATGGGCCAACGGATTTCCAGTACCGAAGCCGCGATCAAATATCAAATAGGCGTCATGAATTCTCCAAAGTGCCCCTCATTGACCTATTAAAGCGATCAAGAACGGACCTACCTTTCCAGGAATTAAAGGGATTATATCGTACTTACCGTCTTCGCGAAGCGGGCATCAATTTGGAGAACTTATTTTGGATCTGCGAATCACAAGAAGAAGAGATGTCGCGAATTGCCAATGGGGAACTCCGTCAGATGGTCAAAGAGAGAGACGAAACTATCTTGATTGAAGATGGCTTTTATGAATGAGTGCTTATGCCAACGTGACAAAGGCCCGAATTATTCGGGCTTTTTTTATGGGGAAAATTCTTGAAAATCGTCCCCTTGAACTTAAAGAGAAAAACGAGTATATTAGGTCGTGCTTACTTTAAACAAAAGAATTATTTCGGAGGATTATGAACGACTGTCTTGAACTCAAAGTCGAGATGGTTCGCTGTCGAATCCGGCAACACCAGGTTGCAAAGTTACTGGACATAAGCGAATCCTATCTATCCGATATATTGAATGCAGTCAAACCGGTTGACTCGGATATGAAGCGGCGTATTCGGAAAGCCATCGACGTTCTCAGTGCCGAAGCCGATCCAAAAAGGTGGATTCACTTTCCGGAATAGAAAAAACAAGGCATAGCTGGCGCCTGGCAAGATCACAGGCCTTAAGTATTTCATAAGATGATGCAGTAATTCAAAAGGGGGGTGAGATGGGAAGAAAGAAAAAAATTCTGACACCAGAACAAATCGCGGAACTGGAGAAGCTGGCCGGTTATGGGCTGAACCAGGAACTCATCGCCGACTTTTTCAACATCTCCGACCGGACCTTGCGCAATCGCATGAAGGAAGACCCTGTGATTTATGCCGCCTATAAAAAAGGCAAGGCGGCGGCAATTTCCCACGCGGCTGAAAAACTCCAGCAAGCCATCGATAACGGCAACCTGACGGCGATTATCTTTTTTCTGAAGACCAAAGCAGGATTCAAGGAAACCGAGATTCACGAGGTCACCGGCAGCGATGGTGATCCGCTCAGCTTTCAGGGGCAATGTGATTTTTCGCAGGTCAGCGAGGCGGATATACGAAAGTTGATTCAAATTGGGGAACAGATTGTGAAAGAGGAGGAGGCGGAGAAGAAGAGGTAATAAAGTTGCCCAGTTGTATGAACCGGGCAAGGAAAAACAAGTCACTTTAAACCATAAGGAAAGGAATTCTCGTGGTCTCAGCTGTTAATATACAGGTTAAAAATCCAAAAATCAAGATAAAATCACAGCTAATTTCAAGAGAAGGTACAATTCACTGGCTGGGGAAATATCACGTACTTCACGCAAGCGAACGTGCACCCGGATTCGCCATGCGGAATTACGGCATCGGCGAAGTCGATCTGCATGGGATGTTGTGACATGGCCAATCCACAGAAAGAAAATGGATTTACACCTATAGCACATGAAATTCTGGAAAAATTGGGGGCAATGCCTCTCTCAACTAACGAGTTTAGAGTGCTTCTATTGGTCTTGAGGGAAACTTATGGGCGATGGGACGAAAAAAGACGGAATCAGAAAAAGGAGAATACCATTTCTGGCACCTACATGGCTAAGATAACAGGATTGAAGCGACAAAACGTCCACCGAGCCCTGGCTTCTCTAATCCAAAAGAAAGTTATTTACAGGCATAAGATCAATAGCAGGGTGATCCTTTATGGTCTGCAAAAGAATTGGGACTTATGGAAAGGGCTTGTCATCAGTACCGATGACAACTTGTCATCAGCAGTGATTACAAAAAACAAAAAGTTGTCATCAGCACCGATGCACTCCATAGAAAGCAATATAAAAATAGAAAAAAGGGAATTTCCTTGCGGAAATTCTGATTTTGACTTAACAAGGGGGGAAAAGTCCATCCTTGGCACCCCCCTTAGAAATCCCATCGAAGGGCGGGGGCCTCAGTGTCCAACGCGTATCGGAGTCGTAATGGCTCAATTACTAAAAAAGGAGTTGGTGGGAGATGGCAAAGAGTAGAAGCACAGTTCCACCGAATGCTATCCCATCCGAAGGGATCGTTCTGGGCTGTATGCTGGAGTCCGCCGATTCAGTAGATAGAGCTCTCGAAATCCTGAAACCTGAGCATTTCTATAGGGCTACTCACGGGATCATATTTGAAGCCATGCTGAAGCTAAACGCCAAGGGCCATCCGGTTGATATCGTCACAGTTCAGGAGGCGACTGAAGATTCAAGTGAAGTCGAGCCTGCATACCTTCTTGAACTACAAGAATCTATTGTTTCACCGGCTCACGCTGAACACCATGCACGCTTGGTTCTCCGCGCTTGGCAGTTTAGAAGAGCTCGTGAGATTGCCATGGTCCTCCAGGATCGAACCTCATTAGCCTCAATCGAAGACAGACCCGAGGAGATAATTGCAGATGCCGAAAATGCTCTCTTTGAAGTCCTGAATTCGCAAACCATCGGCGGACCGAAGCTAATCGGCCCGGTGATGAATGATGAACTTATCAAGGCCGGGGATTTGCCGAAAGATGGGATGACAGGACTTCCGACCGGGATTCAGACACTAGATCGCCTGACCGGAGGATGGCAAAATAGCGAAATGGTGATTTTAGCAGGAAGGCCGAGTCAGGGAAAAACAAACGTCGGATTATTCTTCGCCAGAACGCTGGCCTTCAAAAATAACATTCCAGTGCAGTTTTTCAGTTTGGAGATGGGGTTGCCTCATATCGCTCAGCGAGTCTTGTGCAGCATGGCGAAGGTCGATTCCAATAAATTCCGTCGAGGCGATTTCACACCGGAAGAAGCCAGGTTATTAAACGAATGGAGCCGACGTAGCATTGAGATGCCCCTTTTCATCGACGACACCGTTAATTTAACTTTGACCGCGTTAAAGGCAAGAGCTAAACGCTCTGTTTCTGCCGGTGTTAGGTTTATCGTGATTGATTACCTCGGATTGGTGGTTCCCGAAGATGCCAAAGGGAATAAGTCGACCTATCAACTCACCACAGAAATCAGCCGGAGATTAAAAAGCATGGCGAAGGAGCTGGATGTGCCGCTGTTGATTCTCTGCCAGCTAAACCGGAAATCCGCTGATCGTGAGGATAACAAACCGAAAATGAGCGATCTCCGAGATTCAGGCTCCATCGAACAAGATGCAGATATGATCCTTCTTATCCACCGTGCTGGACTTTATGACAAAAAAATTCCACGGAGCAAGATGGAATTAATCCTGGAAAAGCAGCGCTGTGGACCGACGGGGACAATCAACCTCTTTTTTGAAGAAACGACCGGGCATATCACAGAGGAGGATAGACACCACGACGAAGGAGCACCCTATTAATTTGTTCTGGAGGAAACAATAAACAAGCAACTGATGGAATTACTCAATCCCGGTCAATTTGTGCTGGCGTTGTGGGATATTGATATTTAACTCCAAGTAAAGGTCTGAAGCGTTTCTACGCCCGTGAAAATGGCCTTATTGGCGAAGGTAGACGCATAGTTCGTCTGAGACATAGATAGGAGGAAAATGGATCACTTCGTTGTAAAGAATTCCAAAGGTGGCGCAAGGGGTTGTAGTTTCGAGGATCACAACGACGTTGTCTCGTTGATCAAAGAAGGTAAAATACAAACTCCCATATGCGGGAATTGCAGGAAACCGCATCTTTTAACCTTAGCAGAATTTGATGCGGTAGAGATCAAGGAGGCGATCCGAGTCATTGACTACAATCGCGACAGGCTGATCGGAATTATTACCAGGTTATTGGACGGTACAATCAAGAGGCAGGAGCACGAGGCTCTTCGAGAAACATTAAAGAGCATTTACCTTGAAATGAACGATGTGGTCAGGATGATTTGCGCACAGAATGATTTGTACGGCTGCAGGGAGACGCTATTGGGTGAAGGGAGAATAATGATCGTTAAAATCTGATGGATGCTTTGCTCCAGAAGCTTGACGAATTGATTGCTGAAGTTCGGCAGTCACACGCACAGAGCGAACCGGTTAAGGAAATCCTGTCCGTTCGCCAGGCCGCGGAGTTTCTCGGCTTATCGGAATACACCATCCGCGAATGGGTGCGGCTGAGGAGGATACCTCACTCGAAGGTAAACGGGACGATTAAATTCAGGCGGTCGAAGTTAATTCGCTGGATAGACCAAGGAGAAATACCGACAATTGAATAATAATATGAGCGAAATGAAAATTTTTCTTGACTTTGTAAGGATTCGGTGTTATATTGTTTCTGCCTACGTCACAGGAGGAACTTGCCGAGAAGTTCCTCGGCTATTTTGTTGTATAA